CCAGATGATCGAAGAGACGAAGAATTACGTCGAGGCAAACTTCCCAGGCGCGAAGGTGCGGTACGGTGACACGGACTCAGTCATGGTCGAGTTTGATGTGCAGGGTCGCAAGGGTCAAGAGGCGCTTGATTACAGTTGGGAACTCGGGGAGCAAGCGGCCGAGCAGTGCACGAAGCTCTTCAAGGCGCCGAACGACCTGGAGCTCGAGAAGATTTACTTCCCGTACGTGCTCTACAGCAAGAAGCGCTACGCGGCGCGGATGTACGAGAAGGGTCGGGACGGGAAAGTCTCTTTCAAAAAGATTGACGTAAAGGGTCTGCAGGTCGTCCGGCGTGACAGCTGTCCGTACGTCCGCGAGACGCTCAAGAAGTTACTGGATCTTATCCTCGAGTCGAGCGATCCGAGGCCGGCGATAGACCTGGCGCGCGAGGCTGCCCGGAACCTCATGGCCGGAAAGGTTTCGCCCGAGAGGCTCTTGATGTCTAAGCAGCTCGCGTCGGCCTACAAGGTTCCGATGCCGCACGTGACCGTCCGGGACAAGATGAAGGCGCGCGCGCCCGGATCTGAGCCGCAGCAGGGTGATCGCGTGCCGTTTGTGATTGTCCGCGGACCGGGTCGAATGTTCGAAAAGGCGGAGGACCCGGCATGGGCCCGGGAGCACAATGTCCCGATAGACTATCAGTACTATTTCACGAACCAATTCAAAAAGCCGGTTCAGGACCTTTTGGAGCCGTTGGTGAGCGTCGCGCAAATTTTTGACAATAAATTCATGGTGAAAACGGGCAGTGCCGTCGAGGTCGAGGCCAAGCGCGCCTTCCTCGCAAAGTTCGCCCCGAAATGCACCCCTTAAAAGTTCGACCACATGTATTCTCATGGAGAGACAAATCATCGAACTTATAGAAGAAGAGGTGAAGAGGCGAGTCGAGCTCGAGGTTACGACCAAGCTCGCGGCCATTTCACGACTCTACGAAATACCTATTATGCGGCTCATCAAAGATACACTCGGGGTCGAGTGTAAATTTTGCAGGGGAATTCTCAAGAGCAAGAAGCGATGCCTCAAGGAGCCTCGAGAAAACGGGTACTGCGGATTTCATCAAAAACAAGCCCCTGATGCCAAGACGGAGACGGAAGAGCCGGAGCAAGAGCCGCCTGTCGCACCATGGGACTAGGACTTAGAGAATTCAGAACCTTGTTATTCAATGAATAAATCTGAACTTCTTCTGACGAGTCTCGTGCGCTTCTTTGAAGTCCAAGAGAATAGCGAGAAGCTCCAGGCGATTCTCAGCCACACCGCCAAGACGGCCACGCCATCTCTTCGCAAGCTCGAATGGTTCGTGACGAATTACTCCAAGAACGAGCACGTTTCGTACGTCGCCCCGAATGGTAAGATTTTCACCGTGCACGTCGCGTACAAGTCGAGCCTGGACGGTTACTCCAAGAAGCTCTTCGACCCATTCTGCCGGACGACCCGGATCGAGTTCCAGGGACTCGTGACGACCGTCGCCCAACTCAATTTCATCCGATGGTGCATAACCAACGGCATAATCGAATACCTCAAAGATAAGGTAGGGAAGCAAAACCACCCTGGAACTGAAGAAGAGTGTATCCGTAGTAAAACATGTACAGATTGTACCCTTGCGACACTTCCGTCGCATAACTCGGTCCAAATGTAAGAGATAGCGTCGTCGTCTGCGAATTCAACTTTGCAAAATTGAGGTACCCCCCCTGATTGTACTCTTTTGGAGTAAGCCCAAAAGAGTACGTATAGATGTTCTTGGACGGAATGGCCAGACCGTGCTCCATAGGTTGTTTAAACGAGTAATATAAAGACCCCTGGAATGTACTCAGAATATCTATGTTATTCAGGGTAATCTTCGCCGTCTCTATGACATCGACGTATTTCGTTGTACCGGACGGAAAGGCTAGGTTAATGGCACCGGCGATGTACTTGGTCGTGTATCCGTAATTGTACCGCGAGTCGGAAAAGCGACTGTCCGAAGGGTCCTCGTACTGTGCTTTGCGGAAGAACCACGCGAGCGTCTGAACTGGAAAGTTGGCCGTGAGCTGAAGCTGTGGGTTGTTCTGTGTGAACGTGAGACCGGCCTCGCGCTGGACGCGATTCACGATGTATTTGAGAGGCGTGTTCTGGTAGTACAGTTTTTCAGAATTCTCGAGCAAAATTTCCTCCGTAATAATTTTCGGGTCCGAAAAGTCGACGGTCGTCGTGGCGTTGGACCACCACGTACTCGGATGAAAAGTGATTTTAACGTACAGACGTTGATTCCACATGGCGCACAACGGAAAATACGGTCGGCGAAGTCGGTCTCGTCCTTTATTTGCGTAAGAGTGTCGACGGCAAAAGAAAAATTCGAGAGGGATAACGACTTCTCCACCGGTCGCGGGCGTTCTGAGCGCGACTTGCATCGCGGCTTGTTCGTCGGCATCCAGAAACACCTGATCTCGGGTAATGTACCAATCGTCGTAAATTGTCTCGATCGTCGTTTCGTTCACCAGCAGATCGACCTGTTTTATAAACGCACGGCCCCCTTCCGGCGTGTACTGTGCACCGGCCGGCAGAGCCGGGATTGTCAATTTCAGATACATATTCGAAAGAAGGTGACCGAGCTCGGTCGGTTTGAGTTCAACTTGGACCGACTGGCCCTGATAAAAAGGATGCGGCGGGCCGATAGGTATGACGCGCTGGTACATGACGAAATTAGAGTGCTGCTTGAAAGCTGGGTTCCACTGGGACTTTGTGAAATCGTCCGTGAATAGGTATTTTTCCTGCGGACCTATAGCAAAAAGTCCGAGGACCGAACCCTGACTAAATCCCCGCCCTTTCGACTCTAGATATTGTTCTTTGGGTTCGAGGAAAAATCCGACGCCCGTATTCAAGTCGCGAATTGGTGCGGCGTTGCCCGTTTTTATATTCGGGTTCAGTTGGATCGTTCCCTCGGCCACGACGGGTTTGAGAAAGCGCCCCGGAACGTACTCAGCCTTTGGATCCGGTTCGTGAATTATAGCCGGAAACCCTTTGACGTAGACAGGCTCGGCATTTTCCGGAATGCTTCCATCCACCGGGTCGAGCACAGCGACCGTCTGGAGAATGATGCGTTCGACGCCGACGTAATCGACCATTCGCTGCTGGATGTCTTTGCTGAAATCCAAAAGTCGAGACGGTCCGAGCGTCGGGAGGCCCTCTATGATCCAGCCGGCGGCCGTTTCGGGGCTTGGCGGTGCAGTGAAATAAAACGTAGGGATGCGTTTCACAACCTCATAGTAACCATAGATTGGACCCATTCGTCTCACGCTCATTCGTCCTGGCGGATAAAGAGTCGCTACCGTGACGTACTGCGTACCGTCTAAAAACTGATCCATGTCCGTCTGGATCGTGAAAGACCACGTGTACTCCTCTTCGTCCTTACCCGGCTTGTTCGATGTGGCCGTCATGTAAATTTGGCCTCTGAGACCCGGCAGGGAATCGACGATCCACCCGGGCCCGATCGGTTCTATGGGCCAGTCGGTCACGGAATAAAATGTAGCCTCCGTCGGCCCCGTCACCTTGTAGAAACCGCTGAGCTGAACGGGGTTGAGTGGCGGCCTATTGAGTGCGTTCTGTGGAGGCTGTGGCGGTGGAGGCACCGGTGGAACTACACTATCGACGGCTGCGCTGACGGCGCTGACGGCCTGACCGGGTTTCGTGAAAAATCTTTGAATTTTGGGAACGAATTCAAAGACTTCACGTTGGATCGCTCTTATTTTAGTGAAGGTCCCGGTTGAAAAGTCCAAGATAGGTGCTTGGGCCCGTCTTTCCAATCTCAAGATGTCAGCCATCTACTACAACTCGGTGAGATTATTCTTCCACATCTGCACCACGGTCGTGTTCTTGACGTCTTCACGCTCTGCAATCTTCTGTCGACACAGCGCCAACAACTTCTCAACCTCCTCCTTGGTGTATTGGTACGTCTTGATATCGAGGAGCCTTGGCCAGATGGCCTCCGGGTAGTTTTCACGGCGAAGTTGGGTCCGAACCTCCTCAAGAGGCGTGTTGAAGACTTTCATCCGGGGAGTCACAGCGACGTCTCGAATGAACCTCGCCTTTTGGGTCAGCCATTCAATTTCGGAATCCAATTGCTTGAGTAGCCACGCCTTGCGCTTCTTGTAAATTTTCAGACGAATTTCCATGTAGTCCACCAGAATCTCCTCCGGGCTCGCGTACTTTTTGACGGCTCCGTTCGGGCCGATGAGGTGCATGTTGCTCGTGTGGATCGTCTTGGTCAGCCCCAGGTCCCGAGCGTCGCCCCCCCAGATGCGAAAGTCGGGAGTCGTTTCGGTCGAGTGATTCTCGTACTTTTGGATCGTTCCCTTTTCGACGAGGTCGTCCAGGTGCTCCTTGAAGTCCTGAATCCACTTCCCCGGTGGCAGCTCTGTGACGTGCATCTGCGTCCCCTCCTTGACCACGATGCCCTCCATGACCCACGTGTGATCCTTCGTCTTTGTCACCTTGCCCTTGAAGCCCTTGAAGTGAGGGACCATAGGGACCATCGCCACCTGGTTCAGGGCGCACGAAATGTTGTGCTTTATGATTTCAAGATCGTACGGCGGTACATAGCAACTGAAGCCAGTCCCGATGCCCTCGGCTCCATTCACGAGGATCATGGGCACTACGGGTGAGTAAAACTCAGGCTCGACCTGCTGACCATCGTCGATGACGTGGTTCAGGACGTGATTATCGTCCGGATTGAAGATTCGTTTCGTCAGAGGACTCAGTCGCGTGAAAATGTACCTCGAGCTGGCGGCATCTTTGCCACCGGCCAGTCGCGTCCCAAACTGCCCAGACGGCTCGAGCAAGTTGAGGTTATTCGCTCCGACGAAATTCTGAGCCAAATTTATAATGGTCCCCTGCAGACTCGTTTCTCCATGGTGGTACGCCGTTTGTTCAGCAATGTACCCTGCGAGCTGGGCCACCTTCATGTCCTGGTTCAGATTCTTCTTCAGGCACGCGTAGATCACCTTGCGCTGCGAAGGCTTGAGACCGTCCGCGACGTGTGGGATGGATCGCTTAATGTCCTCGGCGCTAAAGTTGGCGAGATCGCGGTAGACAAAGTCGGTGACCGATAGCGTCTTGACTGCCCCATACGGGATTCCCTTGGGCGGCTCGGCCATGTGTTTCGTCAGCCAGACCTTCCGGTCATCCGCCTGCGCCTTTGAGAACGCCAGGGTCATGGACTCGTTAAGAGACGGGTCAGCCCCAAAGGCGACCGTGAGCCGCTCGATCTGCTTGAAATACTCCTTAGCCTCGGCGCTCGTCGACGTTCCCAGACCCTTGTAGTACTTGACGCCAGGCCCCGAATGGGCCTGTTGGCCACCACCAGCCTCCGCCGCCCGAAACGCCTCCTCTGTAAAATACCAAACCTTCCCAGCCTTGATGACCGGCGTCACCATCGACACGACAAACCCAAGTTCGATGAGTTTTGGCCAGTACACGTGGAACATGTTGAGGACCAGACCCTTGATGTGAGATCCGTCGAGGTCCGCATCGGTCATGATCATGAGGCGACCGTACCGGAGGTCTCTGAGCGACGAGTAGACCTTTCCGTGCTGGAGACCCAGGATCTTCTTGAGGCTGGAGAACTCTTCGTTTTCGGTCACCTGTTTTATGGTCGCGTCCCGCACGTTGCGGGGTTTCCCCCGGAGCGGGAACACTCCGTAAGCGTTTCGGCCGACCACACTCAGACCTGCGATGGCCAGAGCCTTGGCAGAATCTCCCTCGGTGATAATAAGAGTGCACTCATGGGACTTGTGGGTCCCGGCCCAGTTGGCATCATCAAGTTTCGGCACGCCCGTGATCCTCGACTTTTTGGAGCCATCTGTCTTCTTGAGCTCCTTGTCAACCTTCGCGAGTCCAAGGGACATGAGGTCGTCGAGGACGCCCGTCGCCAGAATATCCTTGATGAATTTTGGTTTCAAATCAATAGTGTCTGTAATTTTTGAAGTGCACTCAGCCTTGGTCTGACTGCTGAAGGTTGGATTCACGACCACGGCCCGGACGAATACAAAGAGGCACGCCTTGACCTGAGCCGGCTTGACCGTCACGCGCTTGTCACCAGAGATTTCGTCGACGATCGCCTTGACGATCTTGTCGACGTGGCTTCCACCCTTGGTCGTACAGATGCCGTTGACCCACGAACACTGCTGAAAGGCGCCGCTCGTCGAGTGACCGACGACGACGTCGAATGAGGAGCTCTGCTCCGACGCGCCTTTGGAGCTCTCACTGTGCATCTTGGCGATCGGGACGTCGCCGAGGTGCATCCGGGCGTAATCTTCCAGGGAATCGACCTCGAGCAATTTTGAATTGAAATAGACCTTGGCCTTTGAGCACCACATCGCCGCGTCCCACGTCCGCTTCTCGACAAGCCTGAGAAAGTCACCCGGGCCACCGAAACGATCCCAGTCGGGTTCGAACCCAACCTTGACGTACATGGGACCAGACACGGATGTGATCTCTGGTTCACACACCTTGCTCATATTGTCGAGCCAATTTTGCTTGTAAATTTTCTTGCCGTCTGCAATTTCAATCCAAAATTTACTGGAGAATACATTGGCCAGCTTGGCCCCGTAGCCGTTCCGACCGCCGGTCACGCGTTGCTCATCGTCGTTATAGTTCGAGCTGGTCAGAAGGTGGCCGAAAATGAGCTCTGGGATCCAGAGGTCTCGACCTTCAGAGTCGCGCTCGGTCGCGTGCTTCTTGATCGGAACGCAGGCCCCTGAATTTTGAACCGAAATTACTCCACCTTTGTGAATTTCAACTTTAATTTCATTCACCTTCTTGGGGTGCAGAGAGTGCTGATCGATGGCGTTGACCAGAACCTCGTCGAAGATTTTCACCAACCCAGGAGATACATGAAGGTTAGCAGTTTCAAAACGTCCTGCGGCTCGGGTCCAGTAAGGACCGGACTCGGAGGCCAGGGA